TGACATTACACTTGCCCTAGAGAAACTCACTAAATGGGCAGTGTTGTGCACGTGACAAATAACTTGCCGCTTTCAAGTCAGGTATAGCGGGCGCTGATTAGGCGCGACATTGGCAGTTGGTTAGGCTGCCATAGCCACCATAGTCGGATAGGTCGCTCCGAATATATCCTGTGGCCCTCCACATTCGCGGTCAAGCAGCAAGTTGGCGATAGGAGAATAACTATCACCCAACTGCATGCCTGCCACGTCAGCTTCGAAACGCCTCTGCGTCCCGTAGTCCCAAAAATACGTTGCATTGAGACTAGACATCACTTCCACGGTTTCCAATCCGCACGAAGATGATCGCTCGAACGCTTCAAATTGTTTGCGCTCGAACCAGGCATCATGGCCTTCTGTAAGCTGTAGGAGGCGGTCAACGACCGCTCGAACGGGGGGGAGACAGTAAGCAATCTTCTTTAGACCAATGGCGATACCACGCACCATTGACTGCTGACTGACACCTTGAGGTGGGTTAATTACATACCCTAATTTTGCCAACACTCGCCCTGGCTTCGGCGCGAATGTTACCCCCTCCGTTGTCTCATAAATACGACTGGAACAGTACTCGGCTTCCTCACGCCGAGCCCGGTAGATAGCTTCACTTTCGAAGCCAAGAGACGCCATGCCTTCAAACCAAGGAAAAGGCTTTGTCTCTGGGTGACGCATCAGATTGTCGTCGCCCTGAAGCAGCATACGAAACTCCTTCGTACGCCGCAAATAATCTACTGTTTTACCTGTCCAGAGGCAGTACAAAAACACGTGCGCGATACCATTAATCACAGAATTCATCACACTCGTATAAGGATCACCGCTCTTGCGGGTCCCATCACATTTGTACTTCCAACCATGATGTGTTTGTCCGTGGGTCTTGATGTTAGCTTCCATCAATTCGACGACTGCTCGAGGAGCTCCAAATCGTCGACACAACCACACTTCGTATTCACACCAGGCCCGTCTGATTGTCGAATCAAACTTGGCGAGGTCATCCTCAAGCCAAGCTCCAGAAACGGCATCAATGTACTCGGCTGCCTGTTTGGCAGTAACGCCGCTGGTGAAGCACATAAAATTTTTTGTGTTCCACCTACGCTTCATCATGTCTTGCAGAGCCATAATCCACGGCCCCACCAAACAAATGAACTCGGGAGTAGCACCTTGAATCAATCGAGGCGCTTTATTCTTTCTCCCTAGCGGCGAGCTGTACAAATCGTT